GCCGGTTGCCGGCGTGCTGCCCTTGGTGCCATTCGTCCTGCGGAGCATCTCGGCGTTCCACCGTCCCTGCTCTTCCCAGCGCGCCGCGGTCTGCTGCTCATGGTGCCGGATCGACTCGGCCTGCTCGGCGCAGTGCGCGGCGATCCGGTCCTCGAGGCGCGTGAACGCGACGGTCACCTCTTTGAGCACAGGGAGCATCCGGTACAGCAGCCAGATGATCGGCCCCAACGCGCCGAGCTGCGCGAGCACCTGCCAAGTCGGCTCCGTCACAAGGCACAAGTCCTGTCGTCCGCGGATGAGTTCTACCCAGTGAAACCGTCCACCCGGTCACGCGTTCGCGACCACACCGCCGCCCACTTCGTCCGATACCGCTCCCAGCCGGCGCAGTAGTTCGCGCGCCGCTGTGACTCGCTCTCGCCCTGGTGCTCCTTGCGGTAGTGCCACCCGTTGTGCACGAGCTCCACCTCGGGCCGGTACCAGCAGTGCTCGCCGAGCCCGAACCGCACCTGGCTGCACAGGTCCAGGTCCTCCCACGTGTTCCGGGGGTACTCCGTGTCGATCCGCAGCCCCTGGCGGAACAGCTCCAGCCGCATAAACTGGCACGCGCCAGGCACGTGATCGCAGACCGAAACACCCCCCCCATCCCCCTCGCGCTGTTTCATTGAGCATTCGGGACCAAGGTCGGCGCCGGCCCACCAGACCGACCCATCTGGGTAGCGCATTCTCGGGCCGCTGATCCCATCCACGTGCACGCTCGCCAACGTCAGCAGCCACTCGCCCGGCGGAGGGAGCATGTCCCCATCGAACCAGCAGATGAACTCCGCATCGGTGGCCAGCGCCCGCTCAACCAGCCGCGCCCGCGCGCTCGGGTAACCCTGGTTCCGCGGCCAGCGCTCATACTCGATCGGGATGCTCCACTGCGCGTCTCCGATCATCGCCTCGGTGCCGTCCGTGCTGCCGTCATCTTGGATGAGCACCTGCAGCCGCACGCCCGCGGCCCACTCCAGCCCGCGCAAGCAGCGCTCCAGATGGTCGCGGTAGTTGTAGACGGGGATGCACAGCGCGATCCGCGGCTCATCGGTCCGGAGCTTCGGCGTCGGCGGCGCTAGCTTCACGCCGACGAGTTCGAGCTCGCGGAGTACCGTCGCCGCCGTCAACTCCGGCGTGAACCACCGGCACGTGCGCTCCATCGCGCCGACCATCGGGATGGTCGGCTCTCGCAGGTTGTAGGCCGTGCGCAGCGCCTCGCGGATCTTCCCCGGCCGCGGCCGCCCGAGCGGCAGGCCTTTCGCGATCTCGGGATCGAGGTAGATGTCCGACTCGCCCATCGGCTCCGTGTCGCACGGGATCAAGATGGCGTTCTCGTCCGTCAGGAAATCCCGGTGGCCGCTGTAGTCGGTCGCGACGATCAGCGCCCCGCAGGCCATGGCCTCCAGGCATGGCAGGTCCCAGCCCTCCATGCCGGCTACGCTCACGTATGCGCCAGCCGCGCCATAGAGCGCCGAGAGGCTTTGCTCCGCCACCGTGGCGGTCGAATAGACGACAGGCGCGTGGAGGCCCCCGAACGGCGCCAGCCACTCACGCAGCTGATCGCCGATGTCGCGTCCCCAGTTGTGGAGCTGTGTCTTGATGAGCAGACCGACTGCGTCATCCGGCGCGAACTCCTGGCAATAGGCTCGCACCAGATCAGCCACGCGCTTACGCGGCTGCATCGCCGAGCAGTGGACGAACCAGAACCGCTCCGCCTCTCGGTACTCGTGGGTGCTGCCCCAGCGCTGCGATGCCGGCACAGCCGGATGCCAGACGGCGGAACTCATCACCGAGTGCGGCAATGCGTGCCCGCGCCATCGGAGCGAATGCAGGTTCGGGTCGTGGCTGATCGGCAGCGGTCGGATGCGCTTCACGCCGTACTGCATCTGCAGCCGGCACGATTCGGTCGAGAGCCCCAGCAGCAGCGCGACTGCGTTCTTCCGCCTGATCTCATCCGTGTCGAGCCGCCACGAGTCTACCGGGTCGATCCGCACTAGCGCACCCGCCCGCGTCCGCGCGCCGCGGCCCCACGGCCCCCAGCCGATCACCGCCTCGCCCGCGTCTGCCTCCGCCTCGTTGGTGCACGTCCTCGGCTCATACCCCAGCCGCCTCAGCCCTGCGGCGATGCGCTCCTGCACGTGCCGCACCGAGCTGTGCGGCGGGCCGGCACTCGTCACCGCCAGGGTCAGTGGCTGCGTCGGATCGGTCACGGGCGCATCCGTCTGCCGGAGCTTGTGGCAGCGCGCCTGCAGGCCCTCCTGCGCGCGGAGTGTGCGCATCTGGGTCGTCAGCGTCTGGGGCATCAGCTCTCCTCGTCCTCCATGCCGGTCGTGGTCCCGCCGGCGTCGTAGACCATTACCGCGAGGATGGTCGAGAGCGCATCGCCGACCTCGTCCTCCTGATGGCTCTCATGTGCGACGTGCACGATCTGCCAGATCGACCCATCGGGGATGTCGTGGTCATCGTCATAGCCGTTGATCTGCACGAACGCGTCGGGTCGCAGCTCCGGGCGCAGCGGCCCCGTCCACTGAACGAACTGCTGCATCCGGTAGTGGTCGCGGATGAACCGCGTGAATGCCTCGACCGGGGAGTCGGCGTCGTCCTCGACCATCACGCGGTTCCAGTCATCACCGATGCCAGCCAGCCGCTCAGCATCCGACTCCACTGCCGTGTAGGTCTGCCGGTACCGGCTGGGGCCATAGATCGCGAGGAGCCGATTGCGGAACTCCTCCGCCGAGTTGGTGGGCTCTAGACGATAGATGTCGTCCTCCGGATTGGCGGTTGCATGGTCGAGTGTGAACGCGATGGCGCTGATGCCGTGGCTGTAGTCTGGCGTGCCAGCGTCGACGAACAGCCGACCGCTCCCGTCGTCATCGAAGCCGACCCGCAGCCCCGTCGCCTTGCAGACCTCATCGATGTGCTGCAGCCAGCCGTCGCCATCCTGTGGCGCCAGGTTGGGCTGGCTCGGCAACTCGGCCAGCGGGATGATGAGATCGGCCACGCCGGGCGCCACGCTCACTGTGCCGCCGAACCCGGTCCGGTTCGCGACCGCGGTGATCCAATCAAGCACCGTGCGCCCGCCGGCCTGCCGGAAGTACTCGACTTCTTTGCGCCGGAGCCGCACCTCATCGAACGTGGCAAACTCCACGGTCAGCGCATGGGGCTCGGTCGCGTTGGCGTCGGTGGTCCGCTTGAGCCCACCGGGTGGAATGTAGCCCGTGGCGATCTCCCGCGCCTGTATGGCATCGCTCGCCAGGGGGTCCCACCCGAGCGTGAGCGAGGCCTTGCCGTTGACCCGCCAGTCCGTATAGAGAGGCGTCTGGGACTGTCGGAAGAAGGCCTGGCCGCGGCCGTTCCGGTAGGTCACGTCCATCTCCCAGGTGTTGCCGACCATGTTGCCCTGGCCCTCGGTAGTGCTGATGGTGCCGTCCTCCCAGTCGATCACGGCTGGAATGTCCATGGTGCAGTACCACACGATCGGCCGGTAGTACTGCGCCCCCTTTTTTGCCGGGTAGCCGTACTCATCCTCGGTGAGCGTGAACGTCAGCAGCGGCTTACGGGAGCGGCCGGGCCCCGCGCCGTCGGCGGTGGTCACGGTCCAGCCGACGGCCGGCTGATAGACGTGCCCCCAGGTCGTGGCAGTCGCCCACTGCGCCAGCACGTTGTAGTCGGGCGCGCCATCAGTGAACCGGCTGAGCCAGTGCTCGCGGACTGGCGAGGCCGACCCGGTGGTGTAGCGGATCGGCGTTAGGTTCACAGCGGTGACGGCGCCGCAGACGGTCAGCGTCACGTCCGCGCCCTGCGTCAGCCGGATGTCGCGGCGGAAGCAGTGCCAGTAGTCATCGCCGTCGCCGTTGCGGATCAGGAAGTGCGCCCCGGTCGACGCGGAGAGGGCAGTGTCCGATGCGTCATATGCGTCGTTGAGCGCATACTCGAACACCCACGTCTCGCGCCGCTCGCCCTGCCGCATCGCGCAGCCGCCGCGTCCGCGCGAGATGATGGTGCCGTCGGTCAGGTAGGCATATCCCGGCGTCGCCGGCGCGATCGCGTGCAGGAACGGCTCGCGCAGGCCGTAGTCGGCATCCTCCATCGGCAGCACAAAGCTGATCTCGCCGGCATCCCATGCCTCCGTGCTTTGGTTATAGACCTCGCCTTGCATCGTCACGGCCACGTAGACAGGCACGCCCTGACCGGGCGGCGGCGCCGAGCGCACGAGGCTGAGCGCGAAGTTCGGGTAACTCCTAGTCGGCATGTCGATCGTCAGCGTGTGCGTCGCTGATGCCTCGCTGCTGTAGACCTCGCCGTCGGTGCACTCGACCCACTTCACCGTGGGGTTGCCGCTCTGGTTGACAAGCCGCCACGGGTCGGCCGGCGTCAGCGTCATGTCCCGCGGCGAGGTGTCGCCCTTCGGCCCCATCGCGCGCAGCGGTGCGATGTACTCGCACCCAATGCCCTGCCATGGGCCCTGGCTCGACTCGGGATCGAACCGCCAGTCGAGGCTCGTCCCGAACTGCGAGATCATCCCATCCGCGTTCGGGGGCTGCACGCCGAGCGCCGCGGTGGTGCTGACGAGGGCCATTAGGCTGAGACCACCTCCGAGAACCCGGCGCTGTAGGAGCGGCAGCGGTAGAACCGCAGGTCGCCATCCTGTGAAACTGCCACCACCACGCCACGATCGTCCGCGACCACGATGGACGATCGCGGCTTCTCGGCGCCCTCAGCGACCGCAGCGTCGCAGACATCCAGCTCGGTCACGCCAACGGCCAGCGCCTCCTCGGAGAGATCCGTCTCAGAAGAGGCCGCAAAGCGGACGTGATCGCTCTCCCAGCCGCAGCAGTAGGTGACGCCGTTCCGCTGGCAGATGTCGCCGTACTCATAGGTGCTCCCCAGGTCAGCCATCACCGCGCTCCAAGCTGCGCCGCGGTCCCGCGAGCGCTGAATGACCATCCCGCCATCGATCGTCGCCGCCACCAGCAGGCTGCCGTCATCGCAGCAGGCAATCGCCGGCCAGGCGTACCCGGCCGCGCCGCCCCATGGCAGCGTCACCCAGTGGGGCTCCGTGTCCTTGGGGTCCATGTAGCCGACGTAGACGCGCCCGGCCCCATTGGCCGCGGCCACCCAGATCACGCCGCCGGCGTCGATGTCGAGGTTCGGGTACCAGAGCGGCAGGCCGAGCACGCGCCGGGCGATCCACTCGCGCTGATGGCCCGAGCCCACCAACGTCACGGCGTCCGCGTCGTTGGTCAGCGACACGCCGTACTGGTAGAGCACGTCATCCTCATAGGTCGCGCCCTGGCTCGCCAGCACGCGCAGCGAGCCGATGGAGTAGTACCCGAGATCGTTCGAGGTGCAGGAGCCGGCCGAGGTCCAGATTGTCTCGCCCACCGCGCGCTTCCAGACGTAGACGGTCACGCCGTCGGCCAGGGCGCCGCCGGAGAACGTGCCGCCGTGCAGCCCGCCCTCAAGGATCTTGTTGGAGTAGAGGTTGTAGACGAGGCCGCGCACGATGCTGATCAGCCGGACCCGGATGGCCATGTGCCAGTCCCAGTCGTCTGTGCCCGGGTCCGCCTCGTCACGCGCCTCTGCCTCAATCAGGTGCCAGGGCCACGGCGAGCAGAGCCGCACCTCGTCCACGTCAAGGGTATGCGTGTCCCAGTCCGAGGAGTCCCAGGTGCAGGTCAGCCCCTCGAGGTTGTTCAAGATGTTGACGAGATCCGTGAGGAGGAACGCGCCCGACTGGTCAGTTCCGGTCGCGGCGTCGATGCTCCATCGAATCACGCCGAGGCCGTCCTCCACGTTCTGGTGGAAGTTGTCCGGCAGCGCGAGCGCGTTCACCGCGCCGTCGATGACCGCCGAGAACCCGACCTCGGTGTAGGTCCATGGGTCGACACGCTTGCAGTAGCAGAACGAGTGGTCGGGGTGCTCGATGAGCGTCAGGCTCTCGAACTCGAACTCGCGCTCGGCATCCGTCGGGAACCCGGAGATCGTCACCTTCCGCACCCGGTGGAACTTGGCGCCCTCCAACTCCTCGGCCCCGGCCAGCAGGTCAACGTCTACCGTCTGCGAGCCCGTGGTGGCGAACGGCAGGCTGTAGCTCACGATGCGCGGGAGGAACGTCCACTCCAGGTCCTCCAGCCGCTGCGAGCCGGTCACGTGACTATCGCTGATCGTGATCTCGTCGTAGTCGATCCGGACCTCGAGGGTGCATGCCACTGGCACGTTCAGCGCGAACCGCGCGAATCGGTAGCAGGCCCAATAGGTCGGGTTCTCCCGCGTCTTACCGTCGGCCGGCTCCGGGTAGTTCTCGTCTCGGTTGGCCGCCGTGTAGAGGTAGCCCTCTGGCAACCCCGACGCGGCGTAACCCGAGGCCGCCGCGGCTTTGATGGCAGTGAGCCGGTCGATCCGGATGTCAACCAGGTCGACAGTCGCCTCTGGGTCCGTGTTGGCTGGAAGGGCAATCCATCCCTTGACGGTGGAGTCTACGAGGAACGTATCGGCTATATAGTCCATACAGCCTAGTGGACCCACACCGTCAATGATATTGCCTCCATTGGCCAATAGGGTCCCGTGCTCATCATGCTCGTGGATGATCCCAACATGCCAGATGTCGTCCCCGCCAGGTGGTTCGGGAACATCCAGGAAGAGCATGGCACCGACGGGAGCATTCCAGTAGTCAGATCTCGGGTAGTACCTAGCAACGCCACCTGGCAGATGCTGCCCATACTTGATCGCGGTGCCGCTAGATACGGCCTCGCGGAAACTCTCGGTGACTTCAATGATCGTCCCCCACAGATCACAGGCAAACTGACTGCACCACTGGTTTGCGTTGACGCCTTCATACACTGGAAGAAGACCCACTGGGTAGTCACCAGATGGCGCCCATGGCGTGAGGTCGCGCACGGTCCACAGATCGTTGTCCGCCGCGTCGACCGTCAGCCCGCCTGAGCCTACCCAGTCAGCCGGCCGGTAGGCCGTCGGCCGCTCAGCAGTGGTCGGCGGGTCGATCACGTTGACCGAAGCGACGTGCGCCATCTCGAACACGCTGCGGAAGTACGGGGCGTCGGTCCTGTTCACGGCGTCCAGCGCGTGGCAGTCCAGGATCATCCAGGTATCGTCGAGGTCCTCGTTGCTCTGGTGCTCGACCTGGCTCCGCAGCCATGTCTCGTCAAGGGTGAGCGCAATGGTCGCCCCTGGCTTCCAGCCGGTCCATGCGACGTACGGCGGGATCTCTCCAGCGTTGGCCGCGATCCACGAGTAGCAGTCTGGGGTCACAACGGTCCCGAGCGCGCGGAGGTCTGCGACCGTGTCCGACCACGGGTCACCGTCAGGGTCGGTGAGGCCGGCGATGTTGACGACCGCCGAGTCGAACGAGTCGATGTCGCCGAGGAACTTGCGCACGTAGACGTTCGAGAAGTTCACGGCTCTGGGTTGTTTCACCCAGCCGCGCCACACGTTGGCCGCCGATGTGGTGTTACCGCTGAGCGTGATCGATGATCCGGTACCAGCCGCCGTGTAATCGCCGCCGTCGTTGGTGGTCCAGCCACGGCCGCTCGCGTAGGTGGCGTCTGAGTCCTGGTCGCACTGGTCAGTGCGCACGGCCACATCGCCGCAGGTGATGCTCCCGAACGTCACCGCGGCACCGGCCTGCACGCACGTCGCGCTGGCGTAGAACACCACGTCGAAGAAGTCGTCGAACAGGTCAACCACGCCGGCCTCTTCCGATACATCGCAGGTCGCCGTGGCCGCCCCGCAGGTGACCGTCTGTGTGGCACCCTCCTCCCATGACCATTCCTCGGCCAGTGTGCACTCGGCCGGGTGAACTACGCCGCCCTCGGACCGCTCGGGTGTCTCAGTGTGCTCCTCGCGGAGGTAGAGCCCTGTAAGCTCGAACGTCACCGGGATGGAGACCGGGAGGTTGTTGGTCGAGGGGCGGTATGGGAAGGAGCGCTTCGAGAGTATGGCCAGGAGGACGTTGTCGGTGTCTGTGTTGGCGCCTGCCTGCACCGTGATGTCGGCCCACACTTCGACCTCGCTGCCGGTGTCGTTCGTGGTCACATACACGTCCACGCGTGCGTTACCGTGCTCGATATGCGCCGAGCTGCAGATGGTCTTGTAAGCCAGCACGGCGCCGGTGTACCAGTCCTCGAAGATGATGTTCAGCGAGGCGCTGGTGGCGCGCTCGATAACGGTCTTCGCGCCGAACGACATCAGCCCTCACCTGCCCCGGAGCGTGACCCATCATCGCGCCGCACCACGGGCCACCTCCGTCAGTACTGCGGGATCACGCCGAGCCGGCTCCGCTGGCGCCGTGCGTCGCGCTGCACCGTCGCCGAGTGCTCGGCTGAGTCGCTCTGCACGCGAACGGTCAGGTCCATGCCGGGGGAACGCTGCTCGCTTGGCGGAGGTCCTCCAATGCCGAGGTACTTCTGGCCAGCGCCCCTGGCTGCTTCCCCAAGTCGGCGCGTCCCTGTGGCCCACCAGCCTATCGGGCCTGGTATCCCCTCGATCGGGTGCTCAAGGATCGACGTGAACTTATTGAACGCGGGCCCCTGCAGCTTGAGCAGCATGTCGGTGATCTTGATGATGTTGTCAGCGAACCGCGTCATCCGCTCGATGTTCTCCTCCGAGAACATGTTGTCGAGTGCCTTCTGGATGCTCGGGGCCAGCGTTGTGAGCGCCTGCCCGATCTGAGCCAGCGACGTCTGCACGCTGAGCAGAATCTCCGACAGCCGCGAGCTCGGATCGGAGAGTTGCTGCATGAGCCACTGCATCAAGCCGCCGATCGTCGCCACGGCATTCTGGATGCCGGTGACCAGGTTGGTCAGGAACGTGTTGATCGCGCTGCCCTCAGTCTGCAGTTGAGTCGCGAACCAGATGACGCCGTTCGCTGCGCCGATGAGCGTGTCGAGGATGCCGCTCAGCGCCGGCCCGCTCGCCTGGTTGATCATGCCGAACAGCCAGTCGAAGATGGCCAACGCCTTCTCGCCGAGCTCCTGGATCTTCGGGATGATGGTCGGCAGCGAGTCAGCGATGTTCCCCAGCAGTTGCGGGATGCGCTCAAGCATGATCGGCAGGGCAGCGAGTGCGCGCTCGGCGAATGCGACCAAGACCGGCTGCAGCCGCTCAAGCACGGGGCCAAGGCGTTCGCGCAGCGCGTCAACGAATCTGGTCATGTAGTCGAGGGCCGGCTTCAGCACTGGCATCAGCGCTGTTCCGATGGTGGCCGCGAGGTTCTGGAGTGCGCCGACGAAGGTCGACCACTTGCCGGCCAGCGTGGTCGCCATGCGGTCCATCGCTCCGGCGAAGCGCGAAGACATGATGGACGCCAGGGCGGCCTTCAGTGCCTCAAGCGCGCTCTCTCCCATGTAGGAGATCCCACCTGCGCCCTTCTCAGCCCCCGCTTCCAGCAGCATCCTCGTGCTGATGCCGAACTCCTTGAGCCGTTCGAGCCCGCCGCCGCTCACGGCATCTGCGATGGCCTCGACCCCGTCGACGACCGACTTGCCCATCGACGCGGCCATGTCGCCGATCATCGGGAGCCATTGCTTGGCCGAGAGCCCGTAGTTCTCGAGCCTGGCCACTGCCTCGATCGTCTCTCCGGTCGAGAACGGAGTCACATCGGCGAACTTGCGCGCCCAGTCCAACATGCTCTGGGCTGCCTCCGGTGACTTCAGCGCGGTCCAAAGCTTGTGGAACTGCGTCTCTACGTCCGCCGCCGCGGTCGCGGCTTTGATGGCCAGGTACCCTAACGCCGCCGTCACCGTCCCGCCGACGACCGCAGCCATCCGCAGGCCGGAGCTGACCACGTTCGCCATGGCGGAGGCGATGGATCCGAGCGCGCCAACGACCTTGCTGGCGACGCCTGTGACCGTGCTGCCGATCCGGCCGACAATGGCGAGTGCCCCGCGGACTGCGCCGATGGCCGACATGATCCCGCCGAGGCCGCCGCCACCGCGGCGCGTAACGGGTGCCTCCATTCCGCCGCCGCCGCCACCGGGCAGGTCGATCTTCGGTGCGTGGAGTTTGGAGAGCTGCGACTGTGCGTCCTTCGCCGCATCTCCGAGCTTGTCGAGGTGCGCCGTGAGGCGGTCGACTACCGCGGCGATGTGGGTGACGGGCGAGGTGGCCTCATCGAGGATCTGCAGGCTCAGGCTTACACTGC